AAGCTGTTGAGGGAAATGTCCAGGCAGGGCGTCTAGTATTAGAACATTCAGGTAAGCTAGTTAAAAATATTAACGTAACAGTAGATAGTCCGTTCGAGAAGTTCTTAAAAGCTACAGAAATAGACGCTGCGGAAATAATAGACGTAGAAGACGAAGAAGTGCAACAAGCTATAGATATACTTCCGAAAAGAAATCCCATAAACGACAAACCTTTAAAAAGAAAACAAGATGAAAAGAAAGCAGTAGCTAATATAAAGAAAGGCAAGAAACCTTATAGGCAAAAGCGTAGAGAGGATAGAGCCAATAGATATGCGTTATTACAACGAGCTAAAAAAGTAGGGTTAGATCCATTACCAGCTAAGCGTCCTACGAACAATGAAAGAAGAAAGTGGTTGGAAGAATTAATCGAGAGGGAAGAATCTATGAAATCCCAAACTCGTCAGGCATAACATCATATTTTTCGAATATCTCAGACATTTCTAATGAAGTCTGCATAAAATCATCTACATCAACATCTAAATATGCTTTTTCTATATTTTCTGGAGGAGCAATTCGTTTACATATAAAACCCAAAAGTTCATTATTGGCTTTAGATATACTAAGTATCTCTTTAATCATTTTGAAAATGTCTTTTATTATGCTTATCATTTTACTTTAATGTTATCGATGCTTTTAATTATACGCATCTTTCCCTTTAGGCGTGATCTTAATTTTTGCTCTAACGAAATGAATGCTTTGTCAAAATCGTCCTTGAGTAGTCTATCATCCAGATGTAGTATTGGAGCTTCTTCTTCCGTAAAAAACCACTTACGGATTTTAACAACTTCTTCCAATCCCCCACCACCCGTTAAATGCTTTCTTCCGTAATTCTTTCTAATGTTAGAAAAAACTTTAACAGTATTTTTATCCTGGTTAGTTTTTAATTTAATACTACCTTTCAAGCCACCAAACATTACCATAGTTCTGTCTGCTCCACCTTGTTTGCTTTTCCAATCCATATAATTTTGATTTAAAGGTTCGTATGGTTCTCCGTATATATCTACCCCCATACCTCTACCACTAAAAGCATTATCGACTTTATTTTTCGCTGCTCTCCCTATAGGCAGTATAACATTGTTGAATAATAATTTTTTTATTTCTTTATCATCTAGTCTATTAAGATAAATATTACTCTTGAGGGTTATCTTCATCTACTGCCTCAACTTTTTTTACTGGTTCTACTGGCAATGATGTGCCATTGACACCTTTATTTTCTTCTATGATTTTTTGTGCTTCTTCTACACTTAAATCTTTATTTTCTTCTGCCATTATTTTTGCTTCAGTAGTTAAGTTGTGCTTTAGCTTGTATTCGCTTAGCATAATCTTATCTTGGGTAGTCATTGGATATTCAACTTCAGAGAAGTCTACTTTGAATCGTTTAGGATCTGGTAATCCTAAGCTGTTTACTTGAGATAAAGCATATTCTACTTTATAAAACTCATTTTCATACTGACGATATAGTTCTTTGTCGTCCATAAAATCTTCGTGGCGTTCTAAGTCTTTAATCATTAGAGATATACCACTAGGTACTTCTCCACCCGATTGTGCAAAGGTAACAAATAAATGATTATTCAATGCTACTAACTCTATTTGCCATTTAATATTTTCAATAACATCTCTTACATTACCTTGTGGAGCAACGATATTGTAGTTACTACCTTCTGGTAAAGTTAAAATTTCATCTGATCCAGCTCTAACATTGCTATTATCGGAAATTAATCCAGTAACAACGGGCTGTCCAAACATTTGGAATCTTAATCCTAACTGCATTTCAGTCATTGTAATATTAATATGCTCATTTGCAGATACTAAATCGGTAGCACCTTCAACAAAGAAAGAATCTAATTGTTCTTCTCTGTGAGTAAATACAAAAGGTAATACGCCTAAGTTATGTTCCACTTCTTCAAATACATCTCCATTCTCATCGAACTTGATACATCTTTCGGAATCCCAGTAAGCATATTTTAATTGTTCAGTATCTCCAATATCTGCGTGTCCGTGCATCATTGGATAAACGATAGCTTCTGGTTTATAGGGGTTGTCGCCAAAGTAAGGTTCAAAATAATAAATAGGGCGATAATCAAATCTTTGTTCTTCTTCATCGAACATTACATAAGTAGCACACGTACCAATTAGTCTAGTCATACGTTCCATTTGCTTCATACGAGCATTTTTCTTTTCAGTCATATCGTCGTATTTCTTAGTAACATTTCTTTTAGCACCAATCGTATATATCTTTGACATACGATTAACAAACTTCTTTACGATGTTTGTATTGTAGTGAGGTATTTCTTGAAATGCGTCAGACTTAAAATAGTCTTCTATGTATTGATGCGTAAGTGAACCAGAATAATAGTCTAATGACTTTCTAACTTCTTCCCTTCTAGCTTTTGCTTGTTCTTCCTTGAAGTGCGTTAATGAATCTTGTATAATCTCTTGTGGTGTAAAAATCATTTGTTTTCCTATTATCTTGATATTCTTCCAATGAAGTTACTTCTAATTGGAAATCTATTCAATATAAAATATCTAAAAGCATCGCAACCGTGTTCGTTGTATCCATCTTTAATAGGATTCTCTGAAATAGCTTTACCTTCTACTGCTTCTGGGAATCGATAGTTTTCAAAATCTTCTGCAATACCAACACATCTATTATCAACTTTTATTCGTCTTAGTCCCTCTGCATTTTCAAAGAAACCACGACAATAACTTACCCCACCTTGGATATTACGAGATAGTTTATCCATACGATATTCTACATAGATTCCGTGTTTTCTAAATATATGAATATCCCCCATACCAGATTGCCCTTGAACAAATGTACCAGCAGGGTCGCCATAGTAAGTAATTACAGGATAGTTTTTTGCTTTAATCATTTCTGCTAACTTGTCAGTTGGTATATTTCTTTCGTGAATAATTTCATCAATAATATTAATATGATGATTTCCATTTTCCGTAAATGTCTGAAACCATAATACCGATGGCATACGGAATCCAAAGTCCATAGAGCAATAAGTTGGCAAGTCTGGGTTATACGGAACATCTCCCATATCTTTTTGTCTATCAAACGGATATACTCGACCTTCCATTGAAGTAAACTTTGCAGCAAACTCCTGGTCAAATAGTTCCTTAGACATATTACGCTTACGTTCTTGTAAGAATTTATCATTCTCTCCATCTGGAAAGGCGTGTTCATTTTCCCAGCTAGGGGATTGCACACTATACCATTGTTCATCATTTTTCCCTAGTAAGAATAAATCGTAAATCCAATTAAACCCTTCAGGTGTAGTAATAAAAATAGCTTTCCCTTTTCTGTCAATTAGAGTAGGGGATAAATACATATCCCAAATTTTTCTTGGCATCTTAGCAGCTTCATCTATAATTAGAAGATCAACACCCTCCCCCACTAGAGAATCAGGATTCTCGCAAGACATACCTTCTACTGTTGTTCCCCATTTAAATTTTATATACTGTTCTTTTTCAGATGCTCGTTCAATATCGTTTCCTTTACCAGCTACCATATCTTTCCAAACTTCACGGAACATTAATCGTGATTTTTTGTAGGATAAGCCAACTAGCCATATTTTCTTATTGGGCTGTGCAGCGTAAAATTCTGCTTCTCGATACGCAGCAGTAGTTTTTCCATATCTTCTACCACAGATATTTACGAAGTAAGATGCAGTATGCTTTTCTGGGAAATGCAACTTTCTCTGACCTGCGTGTGGTTTGTATTTCATATAATCAAACCATTGCTGCTTAAAATCAAACTCTTTTATTTTTTTTGACATTTGAATTGTTCTTAATTTAATTCATAATTAACTTAAAGCCATAATAATAATCCACTTAAGGAGTAAAAATGTCTGAATTAGAACAGAATACAGCAGTAGAGGAAGCTGTAAAAGAACCTCAAGTCAATAAAGACGAAAAAAAGTTAGATCAAGCTGTTCCATACTCTCGGTTTAATGAAGTTGTGCGAGAACGCAATGAATTAAAATCGAAAATGGAAAATATAAATCTCGAACAGGAAGAACAGCGTAAAAATAGTTTAGCGGAGCAAGGGGAATATAAAACCCTACTATCTGAAGAACAGAACAAGAACACAGAGCTTTCGAAGCAATTCGAAGAAATATCAACTGCGTTCAATGGGTATGTTGCAGAAGAAAGAAAAGCACTACTAAACCAAATTCCTGAAAGTAAGCGAGAGAAATTTGAGAAGATAGAGGATTTAACTATTCTTCGAACAATTAGTGAGGAGTTTAACCAGAAAGCTGGAGTTAATGTTGGCAACGTAGAAAACCAAGTCAATGTTCAAAAGTTTAAAGGAAACCCTTTTGGGAAAATGGATTCTCCTAATGATAGAAGAAAAAGTCATAATGACGTGTTAAGCCACTATCTTAAGAAAAAAAGATAAACTTTAAATTTCCTTAGGAGGAAAATAAAATGGCTAATGTAACAACAACAACAGCTGCTAATTTCATTCCAGAAATGTGGAGAGATGCTATTCTTGATTATGCTGAAAGAAAATTTCAGTTAAAAAATCAGGTGTCAGACTTCTCATCTATGTTAGCTGGTGGTGGCGACATTCTTAATATCCCTAAAGTAGCACAGGAAACTGCTGCTGCTAAATCTGCTGATACAGCAGTAACATACTCTGCAAACACAGATGGAGTAATCCAACTTGCAGTAGATCAACATCATTACGAAGCAAAAAGAATTGAAGATATTGTAAAAGTACAAGAATCTGCAGATCTTTTCAACGCATACGCTAAAAGTATGGGTTATGCTTTAGCTAAAAAAGTAGAAAACTACCTTGCTGTAGATATTCTACAATCAGCTACAGGTAATGACGTAACTTTATCTGCTGATAACACATTCACGACTGCATTATTAAGAGAAGGTATGCAAAAACTTCTTGATGCAGGATTTGACTATACAGACGGAGACCACAATTTATATTGTAGTCCTGCTTCTTATATGTCTTTACTTTCTTTAGGCGACTTCACAGAAGCTCAAAAGAGAGGCGATGGAGAAAACCCTAATGTAGGTGGAAGCATCATTCAAGCTTATGGCTTAAATGTATTCCCATCAACTGACTGGGACGACGACGGTGGTACAGGCGACGAAACAGCTTCTATTTTTAATAGTGGTTCAGTTTACTTTGCTCAACAAGTAGCACCAAGAGTACAAAGCTCATACGATATCGATCATCTAGCAACTTCAGTAGTTGCAGACGTTCTTTTCGGAGCTGCTCTATCTCACGCTGCTAATTCAACAGCAATGGGAATCGTAAACTTCGTTAATCCGTAGTAGTTAATTAGGGGGGTTGCAATATACCCCCCTTAACTTAAAAAGGGACATATATGGCTAATTATACTTCAACTCACTCAGGAGCAGTTATAGATGCTTCAGTTACTAAAGTAAGTGCTAGTGGCGTTACACAAGCAGACTTTACCAAACTGAATGCAGTTACTTCATCTGCTACCGAATTAAATTTATTAGATGGTGCTGACTCAAGCATCACGACTTTAAGTTTACCTGATAATACAACAATTTCAACTTTTGGTGCATCACTAATAGATGATGCAAGTGCTTCTGCTGCAAGAACTACTTTAAATGTAGATGTAGCGGGAACAGATAATTCTACCAACGTAACATTAGTTACGACTTCATACGATTATTTATCCTTATCAGGACAAGCAATAACTTTAGGTCAGATTGATATATCTGACGATACAAATTTAGTGGGTGGCACAGGAATAACTCTAACTGGAGATACTTTATCTACAACAGATAGTGAGATAGTTCACGACAACTTATCTGGTTTCGTGGCTAATGAGCATATTGATTGGACAGCAGATCAAGGTTCAACTAATATAGATACTGGAAATTATATTAATACTACTTACTCAGTAGGCGACGGAGGATTAACGGAAAATAACTTTACCGATGCAGACCACTCTAAATTAGATGGAATAGAAGCAAGTGCTACTGCAGACCAAACAGATACAGAGATAAGAACTGCTGTTGAAAATGCTACTGATTCGAATGTGTTTACAGATGCTGACCATTCTAAGTTAGATGGTATCGAAGCGGGAGCAACTGGCGACCAAAGCAATGCAGAGATTGTTGCAGCGGTAGAAGCAGGTTCTGACTCTAATACTTTTACAGACGCAGACCATAGTAAACTAAACGCTATTGAAGCAAGTGCCGATGTAACAGATACAGCTAATGTAACTGCTGCTGGAGCATTGATGGATAGTGAGGTAGACGCAGATATTAAAACTTTATCATTACCAGCTAGTAC